AAAAACATTATTATTCTTATATAATCGTATATATCGTCTGAACTCATGGCTTATAATATTTGTAAAAATCTGTTGGTTTTTCTGCATCTACTACAATAAATATTGGATTAACAATACTATTGCCTGTGCCACTCCCACCAATAATGGCATATTCATAACGACCACTTTGATAAGGTGACTTAATTGTATCATTGTCAAACAAATGTAAAAAACTTGTATCATTAAAAACAGGTACAAATTGCGCATCTAAAATTTCGTCTTCTTCTATTCTTCTGTTGTTGTTAAAATCTTCTATATTTCCTATACTACTCGTCCTATGTGCTTGGCTTGGAAACTTACCCATACCATAAACTTCTACTTGTTGATTGTACCACATTTGTGATGCTTTAGTGATCTTCTCTAAGTTTGCTTTTGTTTGTTTTGCTTTAGCTCCTTCAGAGATACGACTAAAAGCAGGAGCTGCGGTAGTAGCCAAAGTAGCCATGATAGCCATGGTAACTGTAAACTCAGCCAAAGAGTTGCCTCTACTGCCCAACCCATTCATCCTTTTTCATTTCTTCTATAGCTTCACTATGTGACAAAGCAGTAATACCACTTGTACTTTTAACTGCATCTAATGTGCCATCTGCTATAGGTAATTCATATTTAACTAATACTTTGCTGCCATCGTTATTCCATCTTGGACTACCAAGTTTACCAAGTTTAAACGCACTCTCTTTCCAAGTTGGCGATTGCAATGTAGTAGTATCTACTACCTGCTCTGTGTATGTATATGTTTCTTCTTCCTGTGGCACACCATTTTCCATTGTGTGATTATCTATCTTTTCAAGTAGTTCTGATTTAGTATCACCACTGCTATAATCAATGCTATGAGTGTCCATAAATGCCGTTATTTCGCTTTTTAAATTGTCATCGGTAGGTAAGTCTACATTTACATTTCTTGTAGCACTACGCTCTTCATCTCGATATGTGTACTCATTCCAAGATAATCTATCAGCTTTTTTAAGTTTAGCAGGTAACGCTGATTCCCACTTTGCTTTTGTTAATATTAAATAAGTATTAGTCATTTTTGTGTTTACCTTTTTGGTGTTTATAGTTTTTGTTTATCTCTGATCCTGATAATGCACGATTGTACACTCTTGCTTCATCAATTAATCCATTAAAAAAATGTCTTGGTGTACTTGATGTACTAACACACCCAACAACAACATTTGCAGTTCCATCTTGTTTAATAGATGTAACAGTTGCTCCACTTGTAGATGCTGATACTTCACTTCCATCTACATACATTTTCATTGTACCACTTGCAAAAGTAACTGCATAATGATGCCATAGATTGCCATCTGATATAGCATTATCTGCTCTTAATGTTTTTAGAGTAGCTGAAGAACCTGCACTTGATACTCTAAATATTAATCTTTTATCAGTTGGAAATTGTAAAGAATACTCTCTACCACTATCTCCTGCCTCATCGTATTTAGAAATCATAGTATTATCTTCAGATGGTGTAACTCTATCTAACTTTGCCCAACACTCTAATGTGAGTTGTTCGCCTACTACTAAACTTTTAGTATGAGGTACTGATACATAATCACTACTACCATTTAACCTTAACACATTGCTACTTGGATTAGTAAAGTAAAACCCAAGTCCATCTCTGTTTGAGTTAAGTCCTTCTCTGATTGTTATAGAATCTGGTGAGCCTTGTACAGAGCCATCGTTACCATCGTTAAGTGTAGCATCTACTGTTCCATTTACAGAACCAACTCTATCAAGTAAAGTAGAGCTACTATCCATTTTGTAATAATTTGTAATACCAGACTCTGTAGTATAATCATAAGATAATCCGTTATTATAAAAAGTAGATGCAGATGATGATTTATCTGTATTAAAAAATGCTACATTTGTTAATTCTATTTCACCATAAGTATTTAAACTTCTACCAAAATACTGCACATCAAAATCACCAGACCTTGTAACACCTGTTGTTACATAAGAACTTCCATTATATAAAGTTGCAAGAGAACCATTTAAGTACCATATAAAATTATCACTTGAATCTCTTACACCTAATACATGATGCCATACACCAACTGCCATATCTGAATTAGAAGATATAATATTATCATTTATCCTCCATCTCGGATATGTTGGATGTGCATAAAAATAATCTTGGTCACCACCCACCTTGCCAAGTACATATTCAGCTCCACTTGAATTATGTTTAACCCAAAATGAAACGCTAAATACTCCAGAAAATGTTAATTCAGAGTCAAGAGTAACTTCATCACTACTTCCATCAAAATCTAAATAACTCCACCCTCTTCTATCTTGCCATGTAGTTACACCATCGTTTCGCCAATAACCAAGTAAGTTACCCTTTTTACTATGTGTAGTAGCATCTTTTACTACAGAATCTGCGTACAACTCTTTTACTTCATCATAAGTTAATGCAGTATTCCATAAACTTAATTCATCAATAATACCAATTGCCCTATAAGATTCACTACCTGTACTTATCATTCCTACTCTCATATCTGTAGTTGAGAGATTCAAATGTGCAGTTGTATGAGTATAACTTTCTTCTCTTTCTTTATACCCATTTATATAAAAGCACCACTTACTACCATCGCAAGTAAAAACTATATGATGAAAGTTTGCATCGTCTACATAAGAAGCATATTCATATATATTTTTAGAATCATTAGCATTTTCTATATATACATAATATCTTCCAGAGTTATTTCTAAATAATCTTATATAATCAGTATATCCACTTTCTGTTATATCAAATATTGTAGTAATTTCATCTGTATCTCTACCAAGATGCACAACACTTAAAGTAAATTTAGATGATGCAAAGGCACTTCCAATATTACTCCATAATACTTCAGTACTACTTCCGTTATTACCATTTAAAAATAGTTTTTCATTATATCTCATCAATGGTACTTGTGGTACTACAGGTTCATTTATAGCAGTTTCAAATCCAGATGAGGATACTCCTACTTCACGAACTTTTAAATTATCATATAAATTATATTGATTATTATTTGTAGAATTATTTTTAATATGAACATAAGAAGTTGTTCCTGTTGCAACAAATGTATTAGATGTAATTATTGCACCACTTGAAGAAGATACGCTCAATGTATTTTCATTTAAATCATCTGAAACACTTAAACCACCGCTCATATTTGCAGTAGTTAATTTTATTTCTGAAGCATAACTTTTACCTACTACAGTTGTAAATGGCAATGCTACATGAGCTTGTGTTGTGCCATCATTTGTAAGTTTAAGATTATTACCACTTATTTCATCACTTCCAAATAAAGGAAAAAACTTTGTAGTAGTTATTTCTTTGACTGATACATTGTCTACTGTTATTGAATTACCATTACTACTACCTGCGACAAATCTTATAGTTATAGATGTAGATGTTGCAGTAAAATATTGAGTATAAGTTTTTTGACCTGTGTCTAAATTAATTACAGAACTTGATAAATTTGTTCCATCCCAATAACCATAATAAGCAGAACCACCAGATTCAGTAACAGTAAATACTGCTTTATATAAAGCTCCATTAACTGCTGTTATACCTTCTTGTTTTACAAAATTATTACCACTACCACTATAAGTATAAACTAATGCACCACTTGAAGTATCTGCTGTACCTCCTGCTCCAATACTCCATCCTGTAGTTCCACTACTATAATCACCATTAGTAATTATATCACTACCTAATGTTGATTGAGTAACTTGATTACCTGCTGTATCTGAAAAATCAAAATTATTATCATCTGATTCAAGTATAGCATCCATATTAGTTTTTTGCGTAGATGATAATACATCAGACATATCTCCAAAGAAATTTGTAGTAGCATGGTTGCCCATTTGGACTTCTTGCACTTTTATATCGGTAATATAAACAGTATTATCTAATTTTATTTGTTGAAATCTCATTAAAGCAGCAGTTGTATTTCCTGCTTTAAAATACATTTTATAAGATTTATTTGTAGTAGTAAAAGTATCACTAAATACACTAAAACTATTACCATTATTTATATCTGCATAAACTCCAGATGCTCCACCAGAATAATAAGCGTTAAATGTAACACAATATTCTTTACCTATAACTAAATCTTTAGTAGTTAGTTGGTTTTCACCAAGAAAAGTACCACCTCTAAAATATATATATGCACCATTAACAGAAACAGGGGTGCCAGATGCAGTAGTTGGTGAAACAATAGAAATTCCACCTGTAATAGTATTAACAGTCATATTAGTATAAGCGTTCCAATTATCTGCTGTAACTGCTCTTGCAAAATCACTATCTAACTTCTTCTCACTATGATCATATACTATTGATTGTGGACTTTCTGGATTACCCTCAATCATAGGATACCAAGCTACAAGGCTATCTTGTACTGCACTTGGTGTGTTCTCTGGTTTTTTGTAAAGCTCTTGTACCTGTGCTTCTGTAAGGGCAGTATTAAATAATTTGGTATCTGTTATTTTACCATGAAATGGATAATTACCATTAAAGAAATTTCCTATAATAAAATCTCTGCCAATAAAATCTAAATCTGTAGAAGATGGGAATGTGTCTCCAACACTAGTAAGAACAGATTGTGCTTCTCCGTCAATATAAAATTTTGTATTTGCTTCACTTTGTTGGTCAACAACAAAACAAATATGAGTCCATGTATCTCTTGCAGTATAAGCAAATGTTTTTTGATAAGCATTTTGATTTAAATAAATCATTAAATTATTGGTATTCTGTGTAATAGTAAACTCTCCATAACTACCTGCAAAATTGCCAATAAAAAACAAACCTTTTTCTGTAATGCTTGTATTTGAATCAACATTTATCCACATAGAAACAGATATACCACCAGTATAATTATTACCAAATTTATTTCCAAGTTCTGTACCACAATCAAGGTAATCACTTACCCCATCAAATACTAATGCTCTGCCACCATAGACATCTGCGTGGTCTGCAATGTTAGCAGTAAGTTTAGGAGAGTTTGCGTATCCAGAATTAATTGTCGTAGCCATTATTTAAGCACTCCTGTGTTTGAGGTTACTTGCTTAGCAATTATATTATCAAATTCGATAGTAATATTATTTGCATAAATATAAATAGCAATATCGTCTGTGTTTCCATCTGCTAACATATATGCGGTAAAGTTTTCACCATCCCAATCCACAGATGCGTCTGTTCCGTATGGCTCATTAATTCTTAAAGTTGCTGTACTACCACCACTTGTTATTTTTGCATATCCTGTAACTTTTACTAGTCCTGTAATTCCATTTAATGGATTGTTAGTAGTATTTATTCCAACATTTACACTACTACCACTATGAGTAACTACTGCTTTGCCATTACTATGAGATATAGATGGTGTAGCATTTATTAAGTTATTGCTCCAACCTGTAGTATTAGACTCAAAACTGCCATTAGTAATTAAATCACTACCTAATGTTTCTCCTGTAGTTACATCATTTGTAACACCATTTGCTGAACTACTACCATCGAGTGGATAGTACGCAACGAGGTCGTTAGTTACTTCTTGGACTGAAATTTTTGATATAACAAATTCAGCAGGATTGCCATCATCAAATTGAATACCAAATGAAGAAGTAGAACTACCAATAAAATATTGTATATTTGTTCCAACAGTTGGATAAAAATTTGTTCCATTCCATCCTAAAGTTTTTCTAAATCTTCCACCTGTATAAGAATCAACAACTATTTCAAGTTTATATAATTTATTTTCTTCAAGACCTGCACTATACCATCTTAAATAAGCATCTTGAACATCATCTGTAGCAGTAATAGTACCTGCAGTTGTATCATGAGTTAATGTTCCTGTAGAACCTTGAGTAATAGTAAGACCAGTTCCACTTGTTAAATCTGGAGATGGTAATTTTTCAGTTGTTGTACTCTTTACATCAGCAGGAATCTTTGAGTATGAAGTAGATTCCATAACAGATTGTATTTGTGCTTGGGTTAATGCACCTTGAAAAGCTCCAATATGTGCAAGTTTACCGCCCCAAGCATAATTTGTTCCTGTAGCATATCGACCAAATTGATTAAAAGACCAGTCTGCATCATAATTAGAATCACTACTTTTATCTAATGTATCTGATAAAATTCCATTAATATATGCTTTAAATATTCTTGCAGTTCTTGTAATTGCAATATGATGCCATTCACTATGGTCAAAAGTAGTGTTAAATTCTAAAATTCCAAAATCTTGAGCATCGATACTTAATTTACTACTACCATTTATCCATATATAATTTAAAGTTTCGCCTGCTGTACTATCTGATATAAATATTTTTGTATGCTCATTTGCTCTATATATCCATCCTGTAATGCTAAAATCTTGTTTTAATATTATTCTATCAGATAAAGCAATATAATCTGAAGTAGAACCACTAAAATCAGCACTACCATTCCCAATCGCATCTGCTTGTCCTTCTTTAGCTACATCAACTGCACGAGGTAAGATTGGTGCATTGCC